CAACGACCAGATGATTGTGGCCCCGCACACGGGCACCAAGGTGCAGGTGCAGTCCGGCGTCCTGGAGCGCAAGGACCTGGTGGGCGTGACCTCAGTCACCTCCAACCGGATGACTCCCGCCGACTGGGCGGCCCTCTCCAAGGCTGGGGCCACCCCCGGTGCCCAGGCGTACCTGACGGGTGCTGCCGCAGGTGCCACTCCGGCTGCGGGGACGGGTGCAGACAACGTGACGGTCACCCCAACGCCCGCTGGCGCCTCCTCCGTGGACGACGCTGCGACCAACGTCTTGGAGAACCAGGACTCAGGCCAGTTTCAGCAGAATAACCTGCTCAATGTGTTTGACTCCATCAACAAGACGCTCGGCGCAAACGCCGGAGCCTCGGGAGTTCGCAACACTCCGGTCTCCCTGGCGGCGCAGACCTCGTGAGTATGACTCAGCAAGACTGGGAGGCCCTTCATGCGGCGGTGGCCGCAGGCGGAGGGTCCTATCTCTCGGCTCTCCAGTCCCAGCAGCAGGCTGCCCTTTCGGGCGTGCCGGGCGGCGTGGGAGGAGCGGGCACCCCGGGCACTCCGGGCGCATCCACGGCCTCAACCGTTGGCGCAGACGCCATCACGGCGGTGGAGAACCAGTACCCCGACCTGGCCTGGATGCTCAACGTCCCGGACCTGGGCAGTGTCATTGTCCAGATGGCCCAGACCGGCGCCGACGAGACCGCCGTCACCGCCGCCCTGCAGTCCACCCCCTGGTGGCAGACCCACGGCGACTCTGTTCGCAAGTGGATTCAGGAAGTCCAGACCGACCCCGGCCAGTCCCAGGCCGACATGTCGGCGCAGGAGTCGTCCCTGGGAGCCACACTCTCGCAGATGGGGTTCCAGGCCACGGGCGCCCAGCTCAGCCTGCTGGCCAGCCAGTCGCTTGCCCTTGGCTGGACGGACCAGCAGATCAAGGACAACATCTCCCAGAACATCGTCACGGATTCCAAGGGCAACATGCAGTTCAAGTACGCCGGAATCACGACGGGCGTGGGTGCGGGCGGCTCACTGCAGTCCTCGGTGCAGTCGATCCAGAACGAAGCGGCCAAGTATCTGGTGCCCATCTCCAACTCCACCGCCCAGTCCTTTGCCACGTCGTTGGCTGGTGGGCACATGACCCTGGACGGAGTGGACGCCTACTTCCAGAACCAGGCGGCATCCCTCTACCCCAGTATCGCCGGAGCCATCAAGTCCGGGATCACCCCCGCCGACTACGTGACGCCGTACAAGGAAGTCGCAGCTCAGCTGCTTGGCGTGGCTCCCGATAGCATCGACATGACGCAGGCCAAGTGGCAGCGCCCGCTGTCCACGCCCGGCCCCGGTGGGACGCCCACCGCTATGTCTCTCTACGACTGGCAGCAGACGATCATGAAGGACCCCCAGTACGGCTACATGAACTCGGTCAACGCCAAGGACCGGGCCAGCTCCATCGCCTCGGGCCTGGCCCAGGTGTTCGGCAAGGCCCCGACCGGCCCCGCTGGGAGCACCGCCTTCAATGACGCCGGGGCACCGTCCATCAGCGGCGTACCTATCAACTAGATATGGCTAACTTCCTCGGAGCACCTCCAGACGTCAACACCCTGAGCAAGTACGCAGGTGGCAGCGTCCACCCCAAGGCCACGACCAAGTTCCCGGGTGGCATCCCGGCCACGGCGATCCTGAAGCCGAGCAGGCCCGCCGCCACCGGCAACGGGGGGGCTGGCACGACGGGTCCTGCGCTGGGGACTGGCACGACCACGGACGCCAACGGGAACCCCATCACGGACCAGGACGCCGTGGCAATCATCAGCTCTGAGCTGACCTCATGGGGCTTTGGCCAGGATGCTGTCCAGTGGGCCACCCAGCAGATTCAGTCCAACAACAGCATCGACCAGATTCTCTACTCGATGCGGCAGCAGCAGTTCTACGTCAACTCCATCTTTGGGCAGGTGGCCAAGGCTCGCACCGCCGCTGGCCTGCCAGCCATGACTGAGGCCCAGATTCTCAGCTACCAGGACTACGCCACTGGCGTGGCTCAGCAGGCCGGGCTGCCCCAGGGCTTCATCAACACCAACGAGCTGGTGACCTTGATGGGCCACGACGTAAGTACCACTGAACTCGATGCCAGGATCACCCAGGGACTCACGGCTGCACTGAAGGCCCCGCCTGACGTGCTCAAGCAGTTCCAGGATGACTACGGCGTTGGCCCAGGGGGACTGGCCGCCTACTACCTCAACCCCGAGACAGCCCTGCCGCTGCTCCAGAACCAGTTCACGGCTGCCCAGATCGGCGCCGAGGCCACCCGGACGGGGTACGGCGCCATCGGGGCTGACCAGCAGATGGCGCTGGCTCAGATGGGGGTCACGGACTCCTCGGCCCAGAAGGGCTTTGAGGACCTGGCCAAGCAGTCCCAGCTCTTCACGGCCCTCCCCGGCTCCGCTGAGCAGGCCATCGCTGAGCCGGTACAGCTGGGCGCTGAGTTCGGCGGCAACGCCCCGGACGCTCAGGCCATAGCGGAGCGGGCGCAACAGCGTGAGGCCGTGTTCCAGGGTAACTACCACTTCGCTGAGACCCAGAACCGGGGCATCACCGGCCTGGGAGCTACGCCAAGGAATGGCTGACGGCTGCCAGTTCGCCCGGTACGACGCCTCGGGCAATGAGGTCTACCGCTGCGGCAACCCGGTCCATGAACTCCGGCTGATCCCGGGACAGACCCAGCTCACCTGGCGTGTTTGCCCTGAACATCTGTACTGGGCACCCGACATGCAGTGGTGGCGAGGGTAGTTACTTGTCGGAATATCCCGGCTTTGCTGCAATGTCGGATTATGTCGACATGCAGTGGTGGCGAGGGTAGTTACTTGTCGGAATATCCCGGCTTTGCTGCAATGTCGGATTATGTCGACATGCAGTGGTGGCGAGGGTAGTTACTTGACAAGACTCAACTAATCTGTATACTGAGTCTTGGTTGCGCTCCGCCCATGTGCGTTGAAGCGCCTCCACGGTCCTACCGGGCCTCCACACACCCGGTAGCGAAGAGCCGCTCGTGTGCTGACAGGCCCTAGGGGCCGTCCCTCCCCTCACGTCCTGTGCTGTCCCATGTCCAGGGACCTCCCCGCCCTCCACACCTCCGTGGCTGGCGTGTACGAGCAACAGGAGAGAACCGAATGACTGACGAACTGTTTGACGCCAATGGCAACCCGGTCACCCCGGACGGCTCACCCAGGATGGTCCAGTTGTCCCGCAAGGACATCCGGCGCCTGGAGAAGCTGGCTGAGGAGGGCAAGGAAGCCCTTGCAGAGAACAAGCAGCTGAAGAAAGAGCGTGCTTTTGTCCAGGCGGGCATCCCGCTGGAGGACAAGAGGGCAAGCTACTTCATCGCTGGCTACCAGGGCGAAGAGTCCCCGGAAGCCATCCGGCAGGAGTGGCAGGAATCTTTCGGAGGCCAGTCATCTGGCACCCCCGACCCCATCCGTGGCGAGGTCGATGCGCTCAACGCAGCGAACGACTTTGCGGCCAATGGCCAGGGAACACCCCCACCCGACAAGTTGGCCGAGCGCAACAAAGAACTCGCAGCTCTGTCGCCCACAGACCCCGCTTACGATCAGAAGTTTGCGGAAATCTTCGGGCGGTACGGCGGAGTCACTGGCGCCCTGGTCGGCTAACCAACCCCGAAAGAGACAGACATGCCCTCCGGCATCACAATCGGCTCTGCGGTCGATTGGGACCAGACAGCCTGGGAACTCCGTGCGTATTACGCACTGCGTCCTGAGCTGTACTACGACGCAGTGGCGGACGTGCAGCCGACCAACCAGTCCATGGTTGGAAACGCTGTCAAGTTCGTCGTGCAGTCGGACCTGGCCACCCAGTCGGCTTCGATCAACGAGTCCACGGACATCACCCCACTGGTGCTGGCCGACACGACCGTCACCCTCACCTTGGCCGAGTACGGCGCCGCCGTCCTCACCTCCGCCTTGCTGCGAGGGACCTCGTTCGTGCCGTTCGACCCGGTGGTTGCGAATGTCATCGGCTTCAACGCTGGCAAGTCGTTGGACACCATCGCCCTGGGCGTGCTCCAGGGTGGCACCACGGTGGCCTATTCGACAGGTACCGGCGCCGCCCCGTCCGGCCGCTCCTCGGTCACGCCGCTGAACACGTTCGGTGCTGCGGACGCACGGCTCGCCCGTGCCGTCCTGGTCCGCAACAACGTGCCCAGCATCGCTGGCCTGTACTGCGGCTTTATCCACCCGGATGTCAGCTACGACTTCAGGGGCCAGACCGGCTCCGCTTCGTGGCGTGACCCGCACACGTACTCGCAGCCCGGAGAAATCTGGAGCGGTGAGATTGGCGCCTTTGAAGGCACGAGGTTCGTGGAGACCCCCCGCACCCCGATCTTCGCAGACGCCGGGTCGTCCACCACGGACACCGACGTGTACGGGACGCTCATCCTCGGGCGGCAGGCCCTCGCCAAGGCGTACTCCAGCGCCGATGGCAACGGTGCCCTCCCCCGTGTGGCCCCCGGCCCGATCACGGACTACCTCCGTCGTTGGGTCCCCATGGGTTGGTACTGGCTCGGTGCTTACGGCATCTTCCGCCAGGCCGCCCTCTACCGTGTGGAGTCCGCATCCTCGGTCGGCCAGAACGCCACCGCTGGAAGCAACACCTCGCTGTAGTCTGTAACCACCCGGCAGGGCCGGGGAGTAGTGAGTCAGTAGGAATGCCCCTCGGGAGGCACATGGACTCGCTCCCCGGCCCGCTACGGGACGAACAGGAGAACACATGAGTTTCGACGCAACCCCAGCCGCAGACCGGCACGGAGAGTTCGTGTATCCGATCGACAGCACCAACCTGGTGTCGCCGTATGGAGACCAGCACGACGACGGGTGCAGTACCCCATACCCGCAGGACAGCTCCGGCGACGTGCATCCCAAGGCCGACAGCCACACCAACATGGACTTCAACCTCCACCGTGGGCAGGCCAAGCCCGGATCGTTCAAGAGCTAGTCATGGCCATCAGCTGTCGCAACTGCCGCAGCTTCGACCTTGGCGCCCAGTTCGATGGGTTCCAGTGCTTCAGCTGTGGAGCGCACCTCAAAATGGACGGGTCAGTCACCGTCCCCACCTCGGCAATCGAGACCGCTGGCAGCACCTACGATGGTCCTGGCAGAGAGCTGCTCGATGACCCCGACAAGCCGCCCTTCAGGGCACAGGACCCGGTGAGATAGATGGACAACGGACGTTACGGAGGTGGCAGCGGAGGCCCTGAGCACCGCCACCACTTTCCCGCAGCCGACTCGGCTCGCTTTGACGAGGCCACCACTGGCGCCGTCGTGAAGTCGGCCCACCACGGCGAGATGCCTGAGCGCATCCCCGCCGCCAAGGCCAACACCATGGAGGGTGGCCGGGGCATGGTCGCAGGCGCCAAGCTGTCCCACGACAGGGGTGGCTTCTAGTGCGTGATCACAGTCCCCAGCACGCCGACGACCTGGAAGGGTATCGGTACCACAACTCCAACTCCGACCACCCCCGGGAGGTGCCCCCGGTACAGCGGGACGTGCCCCTGTCGCCGTATAACTACCACCCGGTGACCCTGGAGGAAGAGGCGGGGAACGGTGGCTGGCTCCCCGGCGCCCGACCCACGAGCACCCCTCCCGTGTTGCAGGGTGACGACCCTCGGCTGAACCAGAGCAAGCAGCCCATCGACCTCCTGACTATCGGGATGCGTGGCGAGCCTGGCTGGGACGACGACCCGCAGTACCTCGAGGATGGCAGCGGACAGGTCACTCACCCCGACCCCAAGTAGGATTGGGGGGTGCCCACGTTCACACCTCCGAGCGACGACATCGTTCCGGCCGTCTACGTGACCCCGGACATCATGCACCCGTCGTCCATGAATCCGCTGTTTCGGCACTTCAAGCAGCAGACCCGGGGCCGCAACATCTTCCTCATGTCGGACGGAACGATCAGGGACTCCCAGGTCCAGGGCACGCCGCCCAACATGATCCAGCCCCCGACCGACCCCTATGTCCGGTCCATCTACGAGTCGGGAGGTGCCCTCGTGGAGGTGGACACCTACCAGGTGCCCTACGTGGTCCGCACGTACTACGGCGGGAGCATCAACCAAATCACGTCAGCGGAGGCGACCACCCTCAACAACGCTGGCTACACGACAGGACCATAATGGGACCATCCGAGCTGTCCGCAGCAATCATCGCCAAGGCTGGCACCCCGGGTGTCAACGGGCACGTCTACGCAGCGAATACAATGGCTGGCACCAAGGGGTTTCCCCTTGTCGGTGCGCTCAACGTGATTGCGGGCAACGCCAAGACGGCGTATCGTGATCTTGAGGGCGTGCTGAACCAGCTGGCTGGCACCAAGAACTGGGGCGAGAACGCCGCAGCCTCAAGGTGGGCAGGACTGATCTAAAGCAGGAGGAGGAGAGCATGGCCGATTGTGGCCGTTGTTTCAAGTGCCTTGAAGGTAGAGGCTGCATCAGATCGGTTGGGTTCCAGCCCTCCGCCATGCCCACGAGGCATCCAGAGGCGGTCACTGGTAACGCCACCGACAAACGGTGGGAGGCCGACATGCCCGCCTACAAGCGGCTCCGGCGCAATGGCATCCAGCCCCCCCGGATTGACGACTCCGCAGCCCTGGAGTCCCGGGCCACCGACCAGTTCGAGGTGGAGATGGGGAAGATCGTTCCGAAGAGCGTAAAGCCCCAGGTCCAGGAGGGTCTCGCTATCGCCAAGGCCATGGAAGTCAGCCGCCCCAAGAGCGTGCAGGTGCCCGATGCGAGTTGAACTCTTCCACGGAGACATCACCACCCTGGAGGTGGACGCCATCGTGAACGCAGCCAATCGTGAGCTGGTCGGTGGTGGCGGGGTGGATGGTGCGATCTGGCAGGCGGCGGGCCACGACGACATGATGCGAGCCTGCAACCCGCTGGGTGGTTGCGAAGTGGGACACGCCAAGTCCACCCCGGGCTTCAACCTCCCCGCTCGGTGGGTCATCCACACCGTGGGTCCCGTGTGGGTGGGGGGTGGTCACATGCGACGGGAGCACGAGTGGCGTCACGGCCTGGTGGAGGACCTGGCCAACTGCTACCGCAGCTCGCTCGCTGAAGCGGTTCGGCTTGGCGCTCGCTCCATTGCCTTTCCGGCCATCAGTACGGGGGTGTTCCGCTTCCCCGCAGACCGGGCCGCACAGGTGGCGGTTCGGGAACTGCGTGAGAGCACCGCAGACCTGGACGTAGCCATTCTGGTGGCCTACGACACCAAGACGCTGGCCCTTTACAACCGGGAGCTGAGCTATGTCGCAGCCTGAAATCACCCTCTTCCGTGTCCGCTCCGCTCAGATCGGCTACGGCCGCATGGGCGTCCACCTGGGAGAAGAGGTGGAGAAGCAGGGGATCACCGTCTACGACAACATCGCTGACGCCCCCAACACCTACGTCCTGGACGACGAGAGCGCCTACGAGGCATTCGGTGGCAAGCCCCGAGAGGGCATGACGAACATCGTGGCATGGGCCTCCGTCCCGGCCCACGCCCGGGGCTGGTGGAAGGGGCAGACGACTGTCCTCTACACCATGTACGAGACCAACCACCTGCCCGCCGTGTTCCGGGAAAACTTCCACGAGTTCGATACCCTGATCGTGCCGTCCCGGCAGAACCAGGAGTTGTTCTCGGAGTACCACCACAACGTCAAGTACGTGCCCCTGGGGGTGGACCCTAAGCAGTGGTTCTATGTCCCCCGCACCATGCCCACCACCCGGTTCAACTTCCTGGTGGGTGGCCGTGGCCAGCGCAAGGGCACTGACCTGGTGTATGAGGCGTTCCGGGAGGTGTTCCCGGAGGGTTCTTGGCGCCAGGACCAGCCCACGCCCTACCTGGTGATGAAGGCCCCTCGGCCGGAGAACTACTACGGCGAGAGGATCGAACACGTCACCGGGTACATCCCACCCGAGGCCGAGATTGACCTGTACGCCAACGCCCACTGCTACATCGGTGCCGCCCGGGGCGAGGGCTTCGGCCTCCAGCCCCTCCAGGCCATCGTGCAGGGACTCCCCACCATCCTCACGGGTGCCCACGGCCACGAGGCGTTCGCCCACTACGGGATGCCCCTGGAGTCCAAGCTGGAGAAGGCGGGCGCCTTCGTCTATGGCGACAGCGGCGTGTGGTGGGAGCCTGACTACGGCCAGCTCTGTGAGTACATGCGCTACGTCTACGAGGAGTACGCCGAGTGTGTGGAGCGGGCCAAGGAAAACGCCCCGCTCGCCCTGGCCGAGTTCAACTGGAAGAACACCGCCACCGGGTTCATCGACGCCATCGGCCGGGAGCGGCTGACTCCCTTCCAGGGTGGCCAGCTGAACTGGTACGAGCCGTCCGGGAAGCTCTACAAGGTGGTCCTGCTGAAGCACCACAAGGCTGACATCGGCGGCAACATCATGGCCTTCGAGCCGGGCGAGGAGTACCGAGTGTCGGGCGACGTGAAGCGCATCCTCTTCGAGGCTGGGCTGATCGACATTGCCAAGTCAGAGACACCCGTCATCGACGGGAACGGCAACGAGGTGTGGGACGCAGGGGACCACGGGCTGCTGCCGTGGCAGGCCGAGAAGATGAAGGAACTGATGGATCGGCAGGCGTACTGCCCGACGTGCCACCAGAAGTACGGCACCGGCCAGAGCCTCACCGACACCATCCTGGAGGAGGAGAAAGCCAAGTGGGCGAATACTGGTACCCCTTAGCTGAGTCCACCATGGACTGGGAGGAGGCCAACTCCGCCTACGAGGTGGTGCTCAGTGGCAAGACCACCATGGGGGAGAAGGTGGAGGAGTTCGAGGAGGCGTTCGCACGCTACGTCGGCGTGCCGCACGCAGTCATGGTCAACAGCGGCAGCTCCGCCGACCTGCTCATGGCGTGGGCACCCCCCATCCGAGGGCAGGTGATCATTCCCGCCGTGACGTGGCCGACCCATGCGTGGGCGTGGGAGATGGCCGGGTGGGACGTGAAGTTCTGCGACGTGGACGGAGTGAATACCACCTCTGAGCTGGTAGAACAGGCGCTGACCTCTCGGACCAAGGCCATCAGCATCCCGCACTTGATGGGCGTGCCGGTGGACATTGGCGAACTGCTCAGGTCAATCCTCCACAACCCGGACCCGAGCAAGTGGCCCTACATCACCGAGGACTGTTGCGAGGCGCTGGGTGCGAAGGACGCAACCTTGGCGTCGGTGGGTGCACACGGCGATGCCAGCTGGTCGTTCTTTTTCTCCCACCACATGACCACGATGGAGGGTGGCATGGTCACCACCAATGACCATGTGACGGCCGACAAGTACCGCTCGCTCCGCAGCCACGGCTGGACTCGCCACAAGAGCGACGACAAGTACACCTTCGACGGCCCCGGGTTCAATCTGCGGCCCACTGAGGTGCAGGCCGCCATCGGGCTGGTGCAGCTGGCTAAGGTGGACGACTTCATTCGGAACCGCACGGCGAACTACAACCACTTCGCTCGGTACATGGCCGACCACCCCAGCGTGCGCCTCATGGACGTACCCGAGCACTGCACCCCGTCATGGTTCGGCATCCCCATGTTCGTGGAGGCCAAGCAGCGGGACGCTCTGGCGGCGTACCTGGAGGAGAACGGTGTGGAGACACGGCCCATCCTGGCGGGCAACCTGCGGAACCAGCGGGCGTTCACGGGCTTCTACTTCGGCCCGACCCCTGGCGCCGACCGTGTGGACGAGGAGGGCCTGTTCGTGGGCCTGCACCCCACCCCTTATAGGGGGGATGTTGAAGCAGTGGCCAATCTGATTGGAGATTTCCTGTGACCGTGCCCGAAGAGCCGTGCCCCTACTGCGGCGAGCGTGACCGCCGACTCTGTGACTGCCTGGTGAACCGATGACGGTTGCCGTCTGCTCCATCATGCGGAACTCGATGGGCTACATGGACCGCTACCTGGCCCAGATGCGTCGGCTCCGGGAGCTGGTGGACATCAGGGTCTCGGTGGGCTACGGCGATGCGTCGGACGGCACAGCGGACGCCCTGGAGAACACCCCACCCGACAAGATTGAGAACCTGCTGGAGGTGAACCACGGCGGCGCCGACTTCGGCAGCGTGGACACGAGCCTGCGCTGGACCCAGATCGCCTCGGTGGTTCGGCCCGTCCTGCGGATGGCGCTGGAGCAGGAGCCGGAGGCGCTCGTGTGGGTAGAGGCTGACCTGGTATGGGAAGCCCCCGCTCTGGCGCAGCTGATCGAGCAGGCCAAGACGGGTCGCTCCGTGGCACCCCTGGCCCTGGAGTACAACTCCCCTCGGTTCTACGACCACTGGGGCTACCGGATGGAAGGCACCCACTTCACTGAGGAGCCGCCGTACTACCCACATGAGCCGACCGTAGTGGATGGGCTGGTCAAGATCGACAGCTGTGGGAGCTGCTTCGCCACCAGCGAGTATGCCCCCTTGCAGGCATGGGATGGCCGTTGGCCCTACACTGGGGGGGGAGGATTATGGCTTGATCCAAAGGTATCTGTGCGCCACCCATGACCACCCTGAGCGACCTGATCAACGAGACACGGACGTTCCTGTACTCGAACCAGCAGCCTTACAGCAACAAGCTGGGCGTGGCGATCACGGACCCCAACGCCACCAACTTCACCCTCTCCTACGACCTCGGGGCCATCGCCCAGCGAGGGGCCATCGTGGCCATCGACCTGGAGCACATTCGCATCTGGGAGACCTCTGGCACTCGGGTCACTCTGTGTGACAGAGGGGTAGACGGGAGCACCCCCGCCACCCACACCAACGGGGCCTTCGTAGAGGCCATGCCCAAGTTCTCCCCGTACATGATCCAGCGTGCGATTAACGAGGACCTGGACGACCTGGCCTCTCCGAGCGCTGGGCTGTTCGCCATCAAGGACCTGGAGCTGACCTACAACGCTGCGGTCAGCGGCTATGACATGACCGGCGTCACTCCCGACAACGTGCTGGCCATCCAGGAAATCCGGTACAAGATTCCCGGCCCGACCATGCACCTCCCAGCCATCCGGTCCTTCGAGGTGGCCCGGTCAGTCCCCACCACCGACTACCCCAGCGGCATGGCCCTCCTCCTCAACGAGAGCGCACACCCGGGCCTGCCCATGCACGTCCGTTATCGCTCTCGGTTCTCCCATCTCGTCAACCTGACCGACGACCTCCAGACCGTGGCCGGTCTCCCGGCTGCGGCCAACGGACTGCCCGCCCTGGGTGCCGCCTGCTCCCTGATGGCGGGCCGGGAGGTTAAGCGCAACTTCACCGAGGCCACTACCGACCCGCTTCAGCTGGAGCTGGTGACGGGTGGCCAGGTGCTCAACTCCTACAAGGGACTGCTGCTGCTGCGGCAGGAGAGGATCATGCGGGTGGCTTCAGGACTCCTGAAGCAGTGGGGCTACCCGCTCCGGGTGCTGTAGTGACGCTCCGCCCGCCCTCGGGAAACTTCCAGGGCACCCTCGCTGGCCCGCTGGACTCGGTGTGGTCCGACATCCCCGGTGGTGGGTCCTCCTCGCTTGTCCCCGACCCCTTCGTCATCGCCATCCACGGCCGGGAGTACCTGCACGACCTGGAGTTCAAGCCGTGGAAGCGCCAGGCCATGCGGGCCACCACCACGACCATCACCAGGACGCAGGCCGACACCTCCAACGAGCCGGGTGAGCAGTCCCTCTCTACCGAACAGCTCTGGCGCCGGACCCAGGACAGCTGGCACGAGGGAGCCAGCCAGGTGTTCTTGGATCGCAAGAGTTCCTCGGAGTTCAGCTTCCGCTCCAGCAAGGGCATCGACCCGTGGACCCAGTGGCAGCTCCAGCTCCTCCACACCACCACACGGGCGCTGTCCAGCGCCAATACCAACGTGCAGTTCGCCGTGTGCAACAACCACCTCTACCTGCTTGACGGCACAGCCCTGAAATACACCTCTGACCTGGTGACCTTCACCACGGTGACGGGGACGCCCGGTGGCGTCACCCCCAGCTCCATCTGTTCGGACGGCCACAGCGTGTACGTGGCCTACGGTGCCAGCGGCGTCTACTCCACCACGGAGGGTGCGGCCAGCGCCACGCAGTACGTGTCTACCGGCGTGTCGTCCTCCGCCATCGTGCGGTTCACTATGGGACGCCTGATGGTGGCCAGCGGCGCCAGCCTCTACAACGTCATCACGTCCGGCGCTCTGCCTGCCGCCCTCGGGGTGTCGAACTACGGCAACCTGGTGTGGACGGACCTCACCAACGGCAACGGCGTCATCTTCGCAGCGGGCAACTCCGGCGACGTGGGTGTCATCTACTCCATCCAGATCAACGCTGATGGGACGGCGCTGGCCGCCCCCATCCTGTGTGGCCAGCTCCCCAACGGCGAGACCGTCAACGCCATCTACGGGTACGCCGGGTCGGGCGTGGCCATCGGCACGAGCCAGGGGTGGCGCTTCGCAGAGCAGGCCCTTGCTAACGGCGTGGCGGGCACGGTGTCCCTGACCATCGGCCCCGTCACCCTCCAGCGTGGCGGGGTGTCGTGCTTCAGCGGCTTCGACCGCTTCATCTGGGGCAACTACGACAACTACGACGTGACCAGCACGGGCTTGTTCCGGATGGACCCCTCGGTTTTCGTGAGCGACCTGGCCCCAGCCTGGGCCACCGACCTGATGACTGATCCGGCCATGCTGTACCAGGGTCACGTCACCTCGGTCGTCCACTTCCAGGCCACGGGAGGTTCGGCACCAACCCCGGTGTATGCCGTGGCGGGGGTCGGCGTGATCATCGAGGACACTACGAACTACGTGCTGTCCGGCACGATCGACTCCGGGCTGATCACCTACGGGATCGCAGACAACAAGCGCCCCGTGTTCGTGGACCTCACCTTCCAGGCGCTCCCCTCCTCCGGGTCCGAGGGCTTCGGGCCTGCCATCCAGACCCTTGTGTCACTCGATGGTGGTTCGTTCTCCAACACCGGGATAGCGGAGTCGGCGGGACAGACCTTCGCCGAAAACGCCACGAATCAGGACCTCTGTCAGACCATGGAGATTCGGGAGGTGCTCTACTCGGACTGGGGGGTCGGGAACCAGGCGGGGTCGATCGGTGCTCAGACGCCGGTACTCACCCGCCACACTATTCGGAGCGTCCCCGCCGCCGTGGCCCCCACCGACTGGAACGTGGTGATCCAGCTGAGGGAGAAGTACACGATCAAGGACGTGGAGCACTTCATCGTGCCCTCGGACGAGTACGCAATCCTCGATGCCCTCCGGTCCAGCAAGCAGATCGTCACCCTCCAGGTGGGGAACATCAACCCCGGCGCCGTGACCATCGAGTCCATTGACTGGATTCCGGAACAGTGGGCCAGCCTCAGTGGCGAGCTGAACGGGGTCGCTGTTATCACCTGTAGAACCGTCGTTTAAGATCGGAAGCTAAATGTCCATTAACTCCTATATCCGCCGCCAGTTCCAGAACGCAGTCTCCGTCAGTGCGGTGCTGGGTGTGGGTGGCATGTCCAACAGCGCCTCGTCCTTCACCCTGAACGACGGGAGCACCTTCCCCGATGGTGGGACAGGCCCCTTCATGGTGGTCATTGACCAGGGGACAGCCCTGGAAGAGAAGATCCAGTGCGCCTCCAGGTCGGGTAATACCTGCACGGTCAACACCAATGGCCGGGCGTACAACGGATCAGGGTCGGCCCAGACCCACGCAGCCGGGGCTTCCGTGCTTCACGTGATCGACGCCCAGGACATGGACGAGGCCAACCAGGTTGTGGTCCAGACGCTCGGGGCTATCGCCGCAGCCGGTGACCTCCTCGTGGGTTCAGCAGCCAATACGCTGATCAAGCTGGCCAAAGGCGCCACCAACTCCTTCCTTCAGGCTGGTGCTGGGGGGCTGCAGTGGACCGGGTTCGGGGTAGGGCGTAGCCAGAAACTTGGGTCGGCAGTGGCCGATGGCACCGACACGACGCCCGCCCGGTCGGACCACGTGCACGCCCTGGCGGCTGCCGACTCCACCACGTCCACCTTCACCAACAAGCGCATCACTCGCCGGATCACCTCCACCGCCTCCAGCGCCACGCCGACGATCAACACCGACAACACGGACCTGTTCGAGATAACCGCTCTGGCAGCCAACATCACCAGCATGACCACCAACCTGAGTGGCACGCCGGTTGACGGTGACCTGCTGGAAATCCGCATAACGGACAACGGCACGGCCCGGTCGATTGTTTGGGGAACCGGGTTCGAGTCCAGCCCGGCCGCACCTCTCCCCGCCACGACCACGATCAGCGTGGCGCTGTCGGTGTTCTTCCAGTACAACGGGGTCACCTCCAAGTGGCGCAGCTACGACGCCGACCTGGCAGTCCTGCCGGGCGTTCTCTCGGCCACCGTGGCGACCAGTGAGACCACGACCTCTCTTACCTACACTGACCTGACGACCCCAGGCCCCGCCGTGTCCCCCGTCACCGGCACTTCGGCCATGGTCATCGTGTCTGCCCAGCTCGGCAGCAACACGGCCTCAGATGGTGGAGCGATGGCATTCGCTGTCTCGGGCGCCACCACGGTGGCGGCGACCGACGCCCAGTGCATGTCGAACCACGTTGGGAACACCTCGCAGCAAGGGTCGGCCGTGTACGTGGTGACGGGGCTGACGCCGGGGGTCAACACCTTCACCGCCAAGTACCGGGCCACTCTTGGTGGCACCTGCACGGCGATCAACCGCCAGATCACGGTCATCCCCCTTCCGTGAGGCGCTGCTACGACTCGGTGAACCCGGGTGCCCTGCCCGGTGATGCTGACCTCTACGCCGGGTACGACGACGGAAGCTACGACGACGCTGCCGCCATCGCCGCCAAGGAAGGTGGCAAGATCGTCTTTCGCATCACCGTCCGCTCCTCCGACAACGAGGGCGACGTGCTGGACGTGGAGAAGGGGGATGCCACCCCCGCCGACGCTCCAGGCTGGGTGCAGCGCAGACGACAGGCTGGCCACCCGAACCCCGGCGCGTACTGCTCCCTCTCAGCGTGGCCCGCTGTCCGGCAGGCGTTCACCGACGCCAAGGTTGTGGAGCCGTGGTACTGGGTCGCCGCCTACCCCGGGAACGGAGCCAATCTCTACCCCGGCGCCGCCGCACACCAGTACGTGGACCACGGGGGCTACGACGAGTCCGTGTTCGTGGACTACATCCCCGGCATCGACCCGCCGCCCCACCCCTCGGACCCACCCCCGGGACCCATCGAAATAGGAGACAACATGAAGAGCTACAACGTGAGCGTGGCCCTGAAGGGTGGCAAGGGCTGGATTCCTGCCCCTGAGAATGTGGCCGGGCTGGTCAACGTCTGGTTCACTACCGAGAACCCGGACAAGGTGGGGCACTACGACACCACCCCCCAGGTCTGGTCAGCCTCGGCCACACCCGGCCCCAGTTCCCCCAACGGAGCCATCGTTGTGGAGGGCATGGTTCCCGATGCCACTTATGGTGCCGTGTTAGTATTCGGGTCGTGAAAACACCGGCCGCACACACTCTGGCCTTCCTTCTGACGGCTCTCTGCGTGACTGGAGCGGTGGTTCTGGTGGCCCTGGGCCACCCGGTCCCCTCCAACCTCTGGACCCTGGCCTACGCCAGCCTGGTGGGCGGTGCGGGCCTTGCGCCTGGTGCTGGCACCACCATTCCACCGCTCAGCCCGGCTGTATGAGTGGTGGAAAGTTCTCGTGAGGCTCCCGCCGACCTCTTGCCCGATCAGTGGACGGTAAAAGAGGTTGTTGCTGACCTCAAAACCGACATCTTGGGCAGGATGGACAAGCAGGATTTCGTACTGCAAGACATCAGCACCAAGGTGGACGGCAAGGCCGACAAGGCCGATCTGGTAGCCCTCGTCACCAAGGCTGAGGGACACGCCGACCGGATCAGGGACTTGGAGAGCTGGCGGCTGTCGGCTGCTCGCAACTGGGCCGCTCTTGGGGTGGCCGTGGTGGCTCTGTCGGGCCTCTTCGGTGGTCTCTTCGGTGGCCACGTCATCTGATGAACTGGCTGCACACCTTCTGGTTCGGCTACTGGTGGGCCAGCATCAAGGGGAATGCCCCCGAGGATGTCACCTCACTGCTCGTCGTGGGCACCCTGTCGGCGTTCTTCGTGCCGGTGGTGCGCCACTGGTTTGAGACCAAGTGGGGTCACTTGCACGCCAAGCTGGACCACCTGATCGTCCACACCGAGGGTGTGCCTAACGTGGTGCCCGGCTTGCCGCCAGACAAGCAGCCCACGCTTCCGCAATCACAGGCCACGCCTCCCCCCGCTGAACCTGGCCAGTAGAGAACCGCAACACCCGCCAGCCCATGAGCGTGGCGGTGTTGAACTTGTCCAGATCGGTGTCGGCCTTAGCCCCCCGCTTGTGGCCTCCGGTGAACTGACCACCCTCCACCTCCACTGCCATCTTCACGACGGACGGGTGGGTTGGTGCGTACATAGTGCGACCCTTCACCTCAACTGCCTCGGGTTTGCCCAGTGCGAAGTCGAACCGCCAACGTCGGATGGGATGGAACCGCCACTGTCCCACAAAGGGGATGCGCTGCTCCAGCAACCACTCCTCCGTCAGGTCCTCGCCTACGCTCACCTAATCCTCCAGAAGATTTTTCTCAGCTTATCACCAAGCACGGCAGTGGCCGTCCTGGTCGGGGGGATCATGCTGAATCCGATCGGCCACGGCAATCTGGGCGTTGGGTGAGAGGTCGCTGCCGCCCCCGTTGGCGTACCAGTTGCGAGTGTTGATGCCCAGGCTGTCCGGGTAGGCGGGGAAACCGTAGTGCCCCCAGCCCCCCTCCTCACAGACGGCGACCTTGGTCCACGCCTCGTACTCATAAGGGGAAACGGAGCTGGCTGGAAGCGTGGTGGTCGGAGGGGCGCTCGTCGTAGTAGTGACTGGCGGGATGGATGAAGTCGTGTGCGTACTCGGGGGGAATATCCAGGTGATCAACGAAAGCAGGAGCAGAATCAGTGTCACGCATTAGTACCACCTTGCCTTGTGTTCGGCGTAGGGAATGGGTCAGGGCAGGTGCTCAGCACAGTAGAGGAACCCTCCGCTGGTGCCCACTGCCGGGGTGTTGCATTGCTGACATGCCATCGGCGGGCGCTTGCTCTTCGCCTCCGGCACGGGTGCCACTTTAGATGCTGGCGCCTCGGCCCGCACCTCCACCACCTCTGACCTGGGCGTTCTCTCCTGGTCGGGCGGAATCTCGGCGGTCAACCACAGCTCAACGTCGCACGCCTTGGCGATGGAGAGGAGGGTCCTCAGCCTCGGGACTGAGTGCCCCCTCTCGATCATGCTGATGGCGTTGTAGGTGATGCCGCCCATCCGCTCTGCGAGCTGGACCTGGGTCAGCCCAGACTCCAGCCGCAGCTCTTTGACGAACTCACCTATCTCGTCGGCCGAGCCGATAGCTACACTCACCCCTTTGGCACCATGACAAGCAGCAAGAACAGGAACCACGTCCACTGCCAGTCCTTGGACTGACTGATGTACCACTCCCAAACGTAGACATGCGTCATCGCAGTCGGCTCCTCTTTGTGCGCTGGTTGGTGTTGATGGGCTTCGGTGCGGTGTCCTGGGTGATGCCGCTGGAGTAGTGGGCACGGAACTGGGCCATGGGGTCCTTCCCTGTGAAGTCCAGCCCGCACTCACACGTCACGTGCAGCGGCCCGCCGAAGATGGTCTTGTCATCCTCCACCCACTTGCGGGGCACGTGCGTACTACTCCAGGTCACCCGTTTCCTCCCAGTCATAGATGGCGGCGCCCAGCTCGCCGGGATCGCCCTGCTTGGCGAGGAACATGAGCAGCTCGTGGGCCTGCGGGTCGGTCAAGTCCTGCGGCTCCCGGCAGTACAGAAGCCGGGAGAGCCAGCGGGTGTCAACCTGAAGGCGCCAACCGTGGTGGGCGATGCCATGGAGTTGCGCTGAGAGAGCCACGGACCCCATTATGCCGCCCAGCGACGGTCGATGAACTTGAGCGCACAGGACTTGGAGCACACCTCACCGTTGAGGGTAAGGATGCCGCTACTCAGGCTGATGTACTGCCAACCATCCGGCAGGCATGGAGAATGCGCGGGGGCGGTACCCATGCTGTTCTGAGAGACCGCCAGCCTGGCGGCGGGCATGATCCTTTCGCAAACGTCACAGATGACAGGCGTGCCCATTACTTGCTCGCCTCTTCCAGGCCCTTCAGGGCGTCACCCAGCTGAATCCATGTTTTGGCGGCTTCGGTGTGCGTAATCAAGGTCACGGTGGAAACGCTGGTCCCGCCGTAAGAGGGGACTGGGTAGTCCTTGCGGCGCAACACCTCTGCAGCCGCCTCGTAGCACTCCGTGGGGGTGAGGTCAGACTGACTGCACTTGCACTTGCTCATTGGCCCTCCTCAAAGGGGTTGGGGTGGGCCAGCGAGCTGCTGACCACCGTTCCTACCGAGCCGCCGTCGTACAGCGACAGCCCGAACTGGTTGCCCAGCAGGCGAGCACACCGCTTCATGGCGTCACTCGCTGCCGTCTTGAGCGCCTGGTCGTGGGCACTGCCACGGTCGGGCTGGTTGCTGGCGGTGCCGGTGCCAACATCTTCGTGGATACACGGCCCTGCCCACGCTCCCCGGTCGGTGTTGACCTCCAGCCGCATGAACGCCCGGTAGCACACGTCCCACTTCCCGGTCTCTCTCTTCTCCTCGAACACCAGGTCGCTGGCCAGCAGCTTGGTGCTCCAGTTGAGCGGGCCGAAGATGCGGGTGAGGTGGGCGGCAACGTCCCAGGACTCCAGGTAGCTCTGTCCCTGCCGCTTCTGCACCCGGTTGGTGTTGATCGGCTTGAAGAGCTGCTCCAGCTGTGTCCAGAATACACCTTCGTCGGGCAAGTAGTTCATCCGATGGTCCCCTGGTCGATCTGGACGACTTCCAGGTCATCCGAGCGCAGCATCACGTCCAGCGCCTGCTCGTGGGTGAGTCCCTGGCGGTCCAGGTACTCCTCGTACAGCTCCTCGCTGTGCACCTCGTTCATGCAGTGGCGCAGCTGCTCCAGGAGTTCGTCACCCTGGTCAATGGTCAGCGCCACGGAAACTGTGGTCCGACTGTTCCGATTCCCGATAGTCACCAGGATGCTCGTCTGGTCGAAGTTCAGCACAGCGCCGACGTTCAGTTTGGTTACCATTCTCCTCCAATCTTTTTCTGAGTGTATCAGCTAGAGATTTCTCTCAGCCTCCGACAGCGGAGGTTCCGCTGCTTTCGTCTGCCTCTCCGGGCACGTAGCAAAGTGAGACTTGTACAGCAAACGACCATCCAACGCCTCGTCGTTCCGTTGGTAGTGAACCACCGGACGCCGGAGGTCGTCAATCTCACCCGTAAAACAGAACCGTCCATACCTCTCGGGGTCGGGGTCAATCGGCATCGCCTTCCCCTTCTCCGTGGACACCCACATAACCTCAGCCCCGCAGCTGCGACACTGCCCCTCGGTGGGATCAGCCCGCCACTGGTGGCCCTGGCGCAGCAGGTCATGATCCTCTGCCCACTCGGCATAGAGGGTCTTGCTCACTACTCCGCTTCCTCATAAAGCGCCAGTCGTCGCTTAGTCTCGGTATGTGCCCGCTGTTCGGCGGTGAGGGCGGCGAAGGTGTAGATCGCGGTGGACACGCCTTCCGCGTCGTAGGCGTCCATGTGGGCCTCGCACACGGGTCGCTTTCCGGCGTCACACGACGCGATCCCCACGGCGGTTTCCTCGCACTCAGCGCATTCGGGGCGCTCGTCAGACCCCTCAGGGGGACGGGTGGGGGGAGTCACGCTGTCGGTCCCGTCGTCGGTCATGTCAGTCATCAGCCATCCTCCTGAGTCGGTCGAGCGTGCGCAGGACTCTCTTTCGCATGTCCATCGGTAGCGGCGTGCCGTTGCAGAGCAAGTAGGCGGCAGCGAGGTCCGGCTCGGCCTCGGTCAGTGCCCGCCGCAACTCGTCGCCCCGCCGCCGTTCCTCGTCTAAGGCCGCTGTCGTGACGGCCAGCGCCGCCTGCGCCACGTCACGCTGCTCACAGGCGAACAGGCGGCGTTCTTCGGCTGCATCTGCGCTGGCGATCCATTTGCTGATGCGCTTGTCGTCTAACTCGGCCTGGGCTTTTAAGCCTGTTCGCTTCCGCCGCTCCTCGTCTAGGGCGTCAGCAGCGAACAGGGCGGCACATCCCTTGTGAACCCGCCAGCACCCGTCGTAGTGCGTTGAGACGCGTCCATCAGCGAACAGTTCACGCAGGATGGTGGGCAGCTCGTCGGACCCCTCAGGGGGTGGGGTGGGGGCGTCAAACATGGACCTGCTGAGGCGGCTGCAAGTAGGAGACCTCGGCCTCGGCGCACATGGTCCTGAAAGTGTCAATGAATGAGCGGTCCTCGTCGGTGAGTCCCGTCAGGTGATTGAACGTCATATTCGCCTGACAGACGGCTTGCGTCAGTCGTGCGATCTTCTCGGTCTTTGTCATGGTTGTATCTCCTTTTCTTGTCGTGTCGGACCCCGGACTCCAACGTGGGTTCGGGATGCGTTCGCAGTCGCACACCGCTCCGTTTGTGTCCTTGCCCAAGCACGACTCCTGATGCAGGTACTTGGCCGGATGATGGCGGTCGTTCTTGGCGGGCCGGTAGTCCAGCGACAGCGCCGTCATGCCGGTATCTGCGTCGTCGGACACACCCGTCCCTGGTGCAGGTGGACGGCCAACAGGCTGCCCCAGTGGTACTTGCACAGCACCCTGACAAGCGCCCTACACGTGGGGCACCGGGCGTAGCCGTCCGTAACGAGCTGAGGCATTACTCCTCCCTCTGTCGGGGCTTGTACGGCTTGGTCCTGGTGCCACCCCGGGCCGCAATGGCCCTGTCGGCGTGCTTCTCCAGGTTGTTGTCACGGTGCATGTACGCCTTGTGGGCAACACGCCACGCCTCCCGACACCTGTCGCACGAGCACAGCAGGTTGGTGTATCCGTTGACGGTGCCATGACGAGGGTCTCTGGCATCGTCCCAAAACTCGATGCCGCTACTCTTCGTCATCCCGGTCCTCCTCAGCGTCAGCACGCTGCTCGCAATCGTCGCAGATGTCAGTACCAAACGTCTGGTCTCCGCATCCCCGGCAGTGTCCGTGTGTCATCCCTCCACCTCTTTCCATTGGCGCCCGGGCACCCACTTCGACTTGTTGCCGGGGCACAGGTGTCCTTCCACCCGGCCCCGGCAAGTCACCCGCAGATGGCACTTCGGGCATTCGTATGTCCGCTGGCTAGACGGCAATAGCCCGGCGCATCCGCAGACGGTCAGCAAGCCGACCAGGACGTGGCGGCTCCGGGACTGGCCGACCGATCCGCTCTATCTCCGCCAGGATACAGAGTTCACAGGTCATCGGATTGTGAACACTCGGGTAAACGTGTGGGGTGTCGGGCATCAGGTCAGTAGTAAGTGGGACAAAGGTGTACGACCTATGCTCCCGCCAGGCCCCCTCCAGCTGTTCCCAGGTTGGCATTAGCTGTTCCCGGGTTGGCATTAGAACGGCTCCTCCCGGAAGTCACGGGGTGCCTGGGTGGCGCTGTCTGGGTAGCCCTGCGGTGCTCCCTGCTGGGGTGCCTGCGTGATGCCCTGTGCCTGCTGTGGCGCCGACGTGGACTGAACGTGTGCGGTGTGGAACCGCAGGTCCGGGCCGAGGGCCTCTGCTGTCACCTGCACCCGGGTCCGCTTGTTGCCGTCGTTGTCCTCCCAGTTGCTCTGGTCCAGGACGCCGAACACGACGACCCGGAGGCCCTTGTGCAGGCTGTCCACGGCGTTCTGTGCGAGGCTGCGCCACGCCGACACGTCGTAGAAGCTGGTCTTGGGATTGTCCTTCGTTCCCTCGCTGACGGCAATGCTGAAGTTGGCAACGGGCAAACCCGATTGCGTGAACTTCAACTCGGGGTCCCTGGTCAGGTTGCCAACCAGGGCGACTGTTGTGTTGGGCACTTGCTCTCCTCTTTCTCTGTCTTGGCTACAGCTCTAATCCGAAGCTACGAAATAGAGCCTTCGCATTCTTGATTCCTCGATGATCCGAGAGTGTTTGGTGAATAGTGACCGCATCCACTCCGTTCGGAGAGAGGACTCTCCAACCAGACTTTGTCTCGATCACTAGCCATTTGGCCTTTCGTGCGGTCGATAAAATAACCTTCACTTCGGGACAGTTGGCTCTGCGAACCACAAAACCTCCTTGCAACGGTTTGTGTGACTGGAGTCAGCATAGCAGCATGTTGTCACGCTGTCAACATTGGCCCGGTGCGGGCTAGAAATCGTGGCCCGGTGAAGGCTAGAAGTCCCGGCCTGTGGAAAAGTTATCCCCAACATATCCACAGGTTGTCCACACCCTCTCACTCTGGCACCCGCATGAGTGCACTGACGTACCGGGCCAGTGTGTCGCTGGTGGCATCAGTCAACCGTGGGGCAGTGTTGACCTCCAGGACGGCGCACACGTCCACGTATCCGCCTGGGTCCTCTACCCTCTTCCATAGGAGGTCAACGGCGCCAAAGTCCAGGCCCAGGGCCAGGACAGCACCCTTAGCGGCCTGCCGCAGCCGCTTACGGTGACCGAACTCCCGAGGGTGCACAAAAGTTGCACCCGTTCTATGGTTTCCTCCTCCTATCTTCTCAGAGAGTTTGATTGATTGCCCCTGGAACACGTGCACCCGAAACTCCCGGGCACCCTCCAGGTACGTTTGGCAGTGAGTAGCACCCTTCCTGATAGCTCGGTCCAGCTCCCGCCTGGAATGGCAGAGAAAGAATCCCCTACCGCCCTGGTGGAAGTCTCGCCGGGCCACGCAAGGCCACGTGTTCACTTCCTCTATTGGTCCCGGTAGGAACAGGGTAGGAACTCCAGCGGCCCGCATGGTCTCCAGTGCGACCCGCTTATTAGCGGCCCGCCCGATTGACTCCGGACTGTTCAGCGCTCCCGGGTGAGTGCTCCAGCTTGCGCCGTAGTTGACGTGCGGGCCGTTATAGCCTGCCGCCACTAGGGCACGTTCCAAAGCCTCACCACTACCCCGAACCCTTCGGGATGATGAAACGATCATGCGGGCACTCTGAACTCCTCCGCCTGGAATGTCAAGGGGTATTATGAAAAAGTTACATAATCCCAGGTCAGAAGGCTATTTCGGGAAGAGGGTTGACATTCCCTTCTGATAGGTTCAGTGTACCTCATGCCACCTGGGAGGACTCCCGGGGGCAGGAGGTAGGCAAGGGTGCCACTGCGAGAGTGTTATTGCTGGGACTGCGAGGAGCAACGTGCGTCCGGTATGAGGAACCATCGGCCACGTCCCGAGGATGAGCCAACCCGGGACGCTATCGGGTATGACAGTATGGATCGGCGTATCCCTACCCGCATCCACGAGATTTGTGGACACTGCGGTCACCGGGACATTTCCTGCGGGTGTGTTCCCTGCCCCGGTTGCGAGGAGCAGGGCCAGCGGCGGTATCACGAGTGCCAGGGGCGCACCGGGGCACCCTGCGGCGGTTTCACGTGCGACGGTTCCTGCCAGTGTGCCATGCGAACCGTTATGGGATACGGCGCCGTTCCGCCAACCGTCAACTACTGCAAGGTGAGTGACCAGGGCAACCCGGTTGCCCAACCGTTCTCTACTCTCTCCCGAGAAATGAGGCGGCGGGGGAGTGGTGGCCGCTACCCGGTGGCGCCCGACAGGGCACCGTACCTGGGCCTGGAGATTGAAACCGAATGTCCTAACGGGGACGTGCAGGACATCGTGGTCGCCTGGTTTGAGTCTGGCCTAGGATGGACGACGCACGACAGCTCACTGCGAACGGGCGCCGAGTGCAAAACGCACCCGAGCACCTACCGCTACCTTGTGGCGGAGGGATTGGACGGCGTGTTGGGTGAGATCGTGGCGCTAGGTGGCAGGGCGTGGGGGCACGAGTCCACCGGACTACATGCTCACGTATCCCGTAAGGCCTTCCACGGCCGGGCACACGAGTACCTGTTCTCGTGGCTCCAGGTCTCAGCCTTTCGGGACCAGTGTGTGAAGTTGGCCGGGCGCCAGGATGCCCACTATGCGGCATGGCCCAAGAAACGGGAACCGGGCCAACGGCCCATCATCCCGCCACGTCCCGGTCATCCCATGATCGTGGCCAACCTCACACCCGTTGAACGGAGTGTGTACGATCGCAACCTGACACCTAATGGCGGGTACTCCAGCTCCTATCTCCTGGACCACTTTCACGAGCAACGTATCCGCACTTGGAGATTAGAGCACTCCGTCATTGAACGGCCCAGCGGCCCGCAGTCGCCATTAAGGGTCATTGCCGGGAAGGAAAGCAAGGGTGATCGTTCCGTGGCAATCAATGTCAATCCCGAGACTATCGAACTCCGGTACTGGAAGGGCACCTTGTGTGCATCGTCGGTCCTGGGACAGTGTGCGTTTATTGACGCACTGATCAAGTTCTCCGGTGAGGTCAAAGTCTCACCCGCAACCCGGGACCAGGTGACCTGGGAACGGTTCGGAGAATGGTGTCTGGACCACCTGGAGGATGGGCAGACGCAACACGTAGCGCAGCTGTGCGCTAACCGAGGAGTTTCATTCATCGTCCCGATTTCGCCGGGACCCGAGACCCACGAAAGGGCCTAGTACCGTGTGTGTCATCATCGCAGCACCACCTGGAGAACGTATCCCCCGGGACGACCTGCTCGACGCCTGTTTTGAGAATCCGGACGGTTTCGGGTTCGTGATCAGCTACCGGGGCAACTTGATCAGTGACCGGGATCCGTTGGACGCAAAACGCATCATTGACGGTTTCCTACGGGAACAGGATAAGCATCCCGAATGTTGGGGAATCTTCCACGCACGCATCGCAACCCAGGGCGGAGTCAATGAGGAGAATACTCACCCGTTCCAGGTTCCCGGCGAACCGTGGATGCTCCTACACAACGGCGTCATGCCCCTGCATGATGGGCCGTGGGGCAACCGTTCGGACTCCCGCATTCTCGCCGAGGATCACATTGCCGGGATGACTTGGAAGGAACTTCAGGACACCAAAGCCGAGACCGAGGCCTGGCTCAAGTCGAACAAGGTCGTTCTCCTGTCGGCACGCCGGGAACGTGGTGGCCGGTGCATCATTTGGAATGAGGAGAAGGGTCACTGGTCTCAGCGGACCTCGTGCTGGTACTCACACCATCTGTCCCATGCTCGCACCCGCCCCCGCTACGTGGATGGGGAGAGGTGGACCGGGCATGGACACCAGGGCACTAGCACTCCCGCAGTGTGGGGGGGCAACCGGACCAGGCGTGCCGAGAGGACACTCACGAGCAACAATGAGGGTCGGATCATTCGGGCCACCATGACCACGGCGACCGAGGGAACCACCCGAGGGCCGGGGGGTGAGCTGCTCCCGTTCTACAGGAGGACCGTCCCGGCCCAAACGGAAGGGCAGATACGCCTGGAACATGCGGCAGACCTGCTGTGCGTGGAACCCGATGATATACGGGCCTGGGTTGGAGGAGATGCCCGGGAGCTGGAGAAGCTGGTCGCCGACGTCCTTGACGGCGCCGATTGGTTGGAGGACAACGTGTCAGACAGTGCCGAGGACGAGGAGGAGGAGGAGACCGAGACTGCCCCGGTGACGGAGCAACGGTTCACTCCTCAAGGCGTGCCCATCATTGAAGGGCACTGGGACCCTGACACCGGGTTGTACCTGGCCGATGATGGTCGCACCTGGGCCGTCGATCCCGCCAACGATGCACTTCTCGTGCCATACGTGGTTACCGATGGTCTCGCACTGGACCAGGCAACATGAGAGGAGACCGGATAACCGTCACTTTCTCTGTCGTGCGGGCGGGTGACTTCCTGGTAGAGCCACAATCCGCCCGTGGTCTCGGCGGAATGGTGGGCCTGGTCACTGGGACTTACACTGATGGATTCAGGGTGTGGATCACAACCGACGCCTTCTCAATCTCCCGCCGTGGGTCCACACCGTGCACTGTGATTGTTCCCGAGGGCCAGGAGCCACGGCAGACACCACTCATGGTGCGACAGCGGCCGTCATGGTGAGACCCGGTGACCGACAGTGTGGGCCGTGGTGTGACGGCGTGCACGAGGTGGCCCGGCCCGGTGACGGCCCGGTCTCCAGGTTCAGTCTCACCCGCCGCCTGGCCCGCCGCACCCGCCCCCGTTGTGCCAGCGTTGTGCGGGAGCGTTGTGGGATCGTTGTGAGGACAGGGGTAGACAAGGGTGTCGGATATGGTCACAATGACCACATGACCGACAGAGCAGCAGCATCCCAAGCGTTAGCTAAATCCATTGCGTATGAGAACTGCGGAAAGACTGCTAAGGCTCAAGCGTGGGCCGTCCGACTAATGGAACTGATTGGACAGGATGATCTACTGCGACCATACACACCACTACAGCCGGGAGAGTTGAACTAATGACACCTACAACCCAGGAGGACAGCACCATGCCTAGCTTGCTACTCGTGACCACGGACCGCCCAACCGGGGTGGTCACCAGCTACTCCGAGGTGGATGATTTGGACGCTGCGGCTTTCCGCATGGCGGACCTGTTCACCACGGACGTGGCCAGCGACGGCGCCAGCGCCCACGACTATGTACTGGCAGAGTTGGACGCTTGGTACCGGACAGGATGGGCACACCAGCGGGATTTCAGCACTACCGCCAAAGGACTGCAACGGGTGACAGTGCTCGGCTCCTGCCACCTGGAGGAGTCGGACGTGCTGGCAGTCGTGGATCCCACCGGCCACAACTACCCCGGCGAGGACCAGGAGTGGACCGACACCACGGACCAGGGCGAGACCGTCCCCGTCCTGGCGCCAGCGAGCCACCTGGTCGAGCCAACCGGGCGCCGATGCGGCGCCCTGGAGCCACACCACGACTTCATGCACGAGGACGGGACGGACTCAGAGTGCACCCTGATCGCCGGGCATGAGGGTGAGCACCAGGACCACGGCGAAGTGGAGGTCACCGGGTGCGTCATCGTGTGGCGCCACGAGGACGGCCCAACGATCCGCTACGGGGCGATGGACGTCCACGAGACCGCCCCGCTTCCGACCTTCTCCCGCCTCATGGGCGCCGCCTTCGGGTAGCACCAGCGGTCGCACCGCCAATCAGCCCCGATCGCCAACCGACTGCGGCCCGGTTCCCGGTGTCCGCAGCGGCGGGGTGGCAGCACGCATGAGCGAGGAACGAGCGAATGCGTGCACGAACGAACGCAGTGAGTGGGGCAGCGTGCGAAGCACGTTCCTTCTTGGTTGGTAGTAGTGACCAACACATCGTTGTGGATGGTGGATCAGTGTGCGTATGTATAGAAGGTGAGTAGTCGATCGGTCATGTAGCAGTGTGAGACACGTGACTTACCGGCTACAAACTTTGCACAGCCGAGAGAGCTAGATGTAGCAGTTTGACCCCCGATGTGCCGAGCGGCTTTGGACTTTTACGTGACTATCCAGGACTTTTTCCGCTTTCAAACGACCCAGACGCCCAGTATCGCTTTTTCAGATGGGCTTCTAAGCCTGAATGGCGGTAACACCGTGAGTAGCACCTCTCAGCGTCCCCGCAGTTCGGTAAAGGCGCAGGTAGTCGGCGCAGCCGATCTGCCGAGCACGGTTCTTGTCTGTCCGATCCCTTTCTCCCCCTCGTTCGCATTCAGCCGGGTTTTGGGAGAAAGGTCGTTTTCCGCCCCCTCGCCGTCGCTGCGTGGCGCAGCTCGGGGGCTGGTGAACTGTCCCGGCCTTCAGTCAAAGGCGCGCATTCGGGGAATAGGGGGACTCCCCCCTTTTTCAAGAAAGCTCTCAGTTCGTCCCGATGCTCCCCTGTTCCTCTCGGTCGCCGTGAGCCTTACCGCTGCTGTCGTGGGGCTACCCATTCCTGGGCCGGGACTTCTATGAGAGTGAGGAGGACTCGCTTACACTGAACGGCGCCCCATGTAAGGGCGACTATGACTCCTGTCGTTGGTAGTGCCTTGACATCTTGACCTGTACGTGGCATCCTGTCAAGGCAGCCCGACTGACGCTCCGCATCCGTCAGTGGACTGTGGTTGTGTGCACGGCTTGTAGGCCCCTCGGTTCCCTTGCCCGGGGGGCCTCGCCGTGTCCGGGCTATGATGGTGCAGCTACCGGGTTCGAATCCCGGGGGCTGGCACCTTCAACCAGTAGAATGGGACTCAATGTTCCGCAGACGACCGCTTACACCCGACGAAAGGACACGACTGATCGTGGCAACCACCCAGGACCTCACCGACGCAGTAACCCAGCTTGTGGCGGAGGTGGAATCCGTTGGCACGGCCATCGGTGAGCTGATCACCGTCGTGAAGGCTGCCAACATCTCGCCCGAGGACCAGGCGGCCATCGACACCGCTGTGGCCAACGTGCAGACGGCAACCAGCGCCCTGACGGCCGACGTGACTGAGGCCGACACTGTGATCCCCGCCGCACCGGCCGCTCCCGCCGAGGCTGCGCCCGCAGAGGCGCCAGCCGCCAGCTAGTGCAGGAGGGTCCTCTTCAGTCCCACGGCCTCCGGTCCTTCGACCGGCTGGGTCCCTGGGATGCCATAGCCCTTGGCGTGTGTAGGGTTCCGCTCCTCATGGCTGTGGCAATCAGCCCCGGCCTCCTCCTGGGAGCTGCGTGCCGGGCCTTCCTTTCCGCAGGTGGGGCACCACCCGTAGTGACCAGCCTCGGTGCTGAGGATGCCAGCCACTAGGCCCTCCCCGCCATCACTTCCTCACGGGTGAGGGTGTCCCACAGCAGCTCAGTCTTGGGCCTGTAGGGCGTCCTCTTCCGTATATCGACCAGGCGCCTGCACGCACGGCATGACCGTGACCCATCCGAATGGTCGTACCAGTCCGGCTCGTGATTCCTCCCACAGCGTTCCCTCCTCGGCGGCACGATCTAACTCCTCAGCAAGGCGACGATACTCCCCGCCGCAAACAGCAGGGAACCAGCCAGGTACAACTCTCCCAAAAAAAGAGCGGTTCTCACGACCCATTGCGCTCATGGACCAGGTGCACGGTCTCGGCGTAGCCCGCCAGATCAACCAGATTGTCCCGCTTGTGGCCGTTGACCTCTCTGCTAATCTTCACAGCGGCCATGCACAGGCCGACCAGCTCAGGAGGAATGTCATCGCACCCGAGAATCGCACCCCAGATACGCCCCGTGCGGGTGAAGTCATCGGCGGGATGTCCATAGGACGCCTGCCGGTTCCCACGGACGAGGCGGTGAGCCTCTTTCGCCACCGACTCCTCTTTGACCGGCTTGAGCGACGGGTACTCCAGCACCGGCCTCCCGGTGCACCTCGCTACGGCGACTTCGTGCCCGACCCCGGTTGACGCTTCCCACCCCGGGAGCACCACCACGGCGTCCGACTGGAGCACCGAAGTGAGGTCCCAGTGCATGGACGCCTCCAGGTTGAAGCCCTGGCCATCGAGGTCGGGGTTCTTGTAGTCCAGCCCCATCTCCACGTCGTGGTCGGCGGGAGACAGGACCTCGTAGCCGAGACCCCGCAGGTCCTCGGCGGCGGCGAAGAACGCCGGGAAGTTGAAGTCGTCGTAGTTCCGCATGGGTCCGGCCAGGTAGATCGTGTTGATGATCTGCTTGCCAGGCTCGCTGGGCAGCTTGATGGCGGGCGTAGTGGTCATTTCTCCTCCAGCTTGTCGAAACTCGTGATGTTGGCTCTCGGGATCAGAATGTAAGCGTCAGTGTGGCCACGGGTCGTCATCGACAGGATGACCAGCACAGCGTCGTCGGTCTCTTTGGCCAGGAAGCCAACAGTCCGGACCTTCTCCAGCTCCAGGCTGATGTTGTCGATGCCCTTCTCCCAGGCCACGCCACCTCCGTGGGCGTCCTCCCAGTGGACTTCCACCACGGGCAGGCGTTTCACCTTGCGGCTCACTCCTCACCCTCTTCCGGCTCGAAGCTGAGAGTCCAGCCGCCGCCAATGTCTCCACCGACCACTTCGTTGAACCGCCCAAGGGAGACTTCTCCTTCGCCAAAGATGAAGAACTTCCCGCCCAGGATGTACCCCAGCGGCTTCAGACCTTCCGACAGGTCCATGATGCCAAGGCGCTTAGTCACCAGCCCTCCCGCTCACGGTTCTGGGGCTGGATGCCCAGGTGGAAGATCGGCCCCCGCTCAGGAGTGCTGATCCAGAACGCTTGCTGCGGCACTTCGTAGCCGAAGTTTGCCGTGGCGGCGTACTCGTCGTAGCCCTTCAGGCTCCCGTTGACCATGACACCCGGCAGGAACATCAGCTGGTGGAAGTGGCCCAGCAGCATGGTGTCGAACGGATTGCCCACGGCCTGGTTGCGGCGCCCTTTCTTGTAGGCGCCCAGCGCCAGCGGGGTCTGGATGCCAGCGATGCCCGAACCGCCCCGGAACTGATCCCCATGGGTCAGCAGGTAGCGGTGGTCATAGTGGGTTACGCTTACATCGGTGGTCACCGGCAGCTGCCAGGTGAACCGCTTGTCCGACTTCAGCTCCCGGAAGAGGACCCGGTAGAAGAGCCAGTCGAAGTTGTCCTCCACCCGGTTCTTCATCACCGGCTTGTAGGTGTTCCGGCCGTGGTTGCCCACGCAGCCCGGCACGTGGACCTTCCCGAAGGCGTCGGCCAGGTACTTCAGCGCCGCCACCATGGGGTCCACCCAGAAGTCGAAGCTGGCCATGATCGGAGCGGCGTTGGTCTGCTTCAGCTCCTCATGGATGTTGCCGGAGAATACGTCGCCCCCGAGCCATGCCGTGATCCCCTCGTAGCGGTAGCCGGTGATGTAGTTGTGGGCAATCTCGGCCGTGTTCTCCACCGTGGACTTCAGCCGCATGACGGCGATTTCCCGGTTGTAGGCGTTGACTCCACCCATCTGACCAGGGAAAACGGTCTCGTCCAGGTGAAGGTCCGAGAGCATCAGGTTGGCGATGCCCTGGTGCTGATGGCTCTTCGAGGGCTTGTGCAGCCAGGTCGGGGGCCGATCCGCCTTCACGGCATCCAGTCCGACCAGCAGGTCGCACTTTTTCACCAGCTGGTCGTAGCTCTTGGTGAGAGCATCACGCTGGCGCTTATATTCGTCCCCTCTCCGCAGGGCTGCGTCCAGCTCCGACTGTGCTTCCTCGAACTCGCTCACTTGGCCTCCGACTCGGCTCTCTGGGCACACGAGCAAAGGCCGCTACGGTGCCGATAGACAATCTGATGACTGGTGGAATGTCCCCATCTGCCGAGAACGGTGGCGATGGCCCTGGGGGAAATAGATGGTGTGGCCAGGGCTTCGTTCAAGGAATCGAGTTGGGTGCCGTCCAGGGCGTGGATGATGGTCCACATGCCGCACGGCAGCCCCTTGGGGCGGTTGAGCTGCTCGAACTGCTCGATGTTTGCCTTACCCATTGCACCTCCGCATCAGTCGATAGTTGAAGCATAGCTTGACATCTTAGTTAAAGCAATACATGATGGAGGGACATGACACCACACCCGTTACAGACGGAGCTGGACGAAGTGGATGGCCTGATCGCTCAGGTGGAGCACGACGCTCAGGTCACCATGGAGGGATTCCAGACACAGATCGACGGCTACCGAGCCAGGCGTGCGGACATCCTGCATCGCATCGCAGAGGTCGTAAACTAGGGGCATGGCCAATCCGCAGTCGCAGTCGCTCTACATGGGTGGCGGGCTGCTGCAGGGGGCCAACTACCTCTCCCCCACGGCGAGGGCTTCCATGACGGCTGCCGCTGAGTCCAAGCTGCCCAAGGGCACCGTCAAGGTGAAGATCAGCAAGTACGCCGCCGTGCACTTCCACCCCGGCACGAGGCGCAACAGCGGATACGGGTAGCCTGGGAGGGTGATCGCACCCGCCACGTGGGAGAAGTACGACCGGCTGCGTGCGAAGGGATACTCGCAGGCGGAAGCGTGTCGCAAGTGCGGCGTCAGTCAGCCCTCGGCGTGGCGGCGTGAGTCTAAGGTGAAGGCAGAGAACGAAGGTGTCTATGCCCCAGCCGAGCGGTCCCACCGAGGAAAGACGGGGAAGTCCGGCGAAACCTCGGGCGGCGGCACCAATCCGGCCCGACGTGCCAATGTGCCTGGCCACTCGCCCCAACATCTGGGTGCGATTCCCCGGGAGCAGCTTTCCCCCGAGGCGCTGCGTGCGCTTGACGATTTCGGGTATTTCCGCCGCCGCTATTTTGGTCGGAAATCCACACCGTGGCAGGAGCAGGCCGGGCACCAGGTAAACGATTTCCTGGAGACCAAGAACAAGGAGTTTCTCGTTGATAACTGTCCCCCCGGGTCTGGTAAATCCACGCTGTTCACCCTTGACATCCCTGCTTGGCTCACATGCAAGCGGCGAGGACTGCGTGGACTCATGGGATCGGCCTCTCAGTCTCTCGCAGAGCGGTATCTGCTCCGTCTGCGGAATGCACTGGAGTCGCCCTACATAGTCCGGGCGGAGTCCGAGGAGATGGAGATGGACCTGGCCTACGACGGCGAGGCCACGCTCCTGGCCGACTACGGCCTGTTCAAGCCCGAAGGGTCGGTGTTGTGGACGGCGCAGGCGTTCATCGTCAGCCAGCTGGACGACCGGCCCATCACAGAGAAGGAACCGACCTGGAGTGCCTACGGACTGGACACCGCCTTCATTGGTGGACGTTTCGACTTCTGCATCTGGGACGACGTTACCGAGGACAAGTTCCTCACCACCGCCGAACGCATCGACAAGCAGCGTGATCGCTGGGACAAGGTTGCTGAAAAGCGGCTGGAGCCTGGTGGCCTTCTCGTCATACAGGGACAGAGACTCGGCCCCGAGGACCTCTACCGTCACTGTCTGGATAAGAAAGTCGGGTCCAGCACGGTAATGGAGCACGACGGCTGCTGCGATGCGGAGCCGGGCAAGAAATACCACCACATTGTGTTCAAATCCCACTACGAGGACCGCTGCACGGGCGAGCACGACGACGTGGACTACTACCCCAACGGCTGCCTGCTCGATCCCTACCGCTTGCCATGGCGGGAGCTGGAGGCGGAGATGGAGAACGGCGACGGCGCCAACTTCCAGACCGTGTACCAGCAGGAGGACATGGACCCGAAGCAGGCGCTCGTGGACATGTTCTGGATCAAGGGCGGCACGCACCCCAGCACACACGAAATCTTCCCCGGCTGCTGGGACAACGAGCGGTCGGCGTGGGAGCTGCCGAAGCTGGCGCTCCCCTACGTGGCCTACCTGACGTGCGACCCCTCCCCGACGAAAATGTGGGGCATCCAGCTGTGGGTGTACCACCCCGCCACCAACCTGCGGTTCCTCATGGCGCTGCACCGGGGCAAGCTGCGGGTGGACCAGTTCCTTGACTGGGACAACGCCTCCAACTCGTTCAAGGGCCTGCTCCAGGAGTGGCACGAGAAGAGCGTGATCGCCGGGTTCCCCATCAGCACGCTGATCTACGAGCAGAACGGCGCCCAGCGGTTCTTCCTCGCCACCGACGCCTTCCGCCGCTGGCAGCAGATGACCGGGGTCCGGGTGATCGGCCACGAGACCTTCGCCACCAACAAGCTGGACCCGAAGCTGGGGCCGCAGATTCTCAGTCCCCTTTACCGTCGTGGCCTCGTGAGGATACCCGGCAAGGGCGATGCGTCACGTATGATGTCTCTGAAGCTGGTAGAGGAGGTCACTCGCTACCCGCAGTTTCGTACCGATGACCTGGTAATGAGCCAGTGGTTTGGTGAGGCAAACTTGCAGCACGTGTACTCCAGAGAACCCAAGGTCCGTATGACGCCCACGCCCACCTGGCTGAAGGATGTTCCCGTAGGATGACGACCGAGTGTGAAGTGATCCTGGCCATGTGGCACGAGCGCCGCAGCGCCATGGGTCCAATGTTCGCCAAGATGGAAGAAATCCGGCGCCTCTACAACGGCGACCTGGTGCTCCCGCTCCCGCAGGTGGACAAGGTGGAGAAGGCAGCTGTCGCCAACTTGGTGCAGCAGGGCATCGACCAGCTCGGTGCCCGGATCAGCTCCGTCAAGCCCGACGTGGACTGCCCCCCGCTCTTCCCTGGCCAGCCCCTCTCGGAGCGCAAGGCCCGGGACCGCCGCCTCGCCATCATGGGCTGGTGGGACCACTCGATGATGGACGTGCTCGATGGCCGTCGTGCCCGGCACCTCCTGGCCTACGCCTCGTCCCCGGTGATGATTCGCCCGGGTCACTCCAAGAGCCACGCCGTGCCCACCTGGCACGTGCGCTCGCCGCTGCAGTCGTACCCCGGCCCCCGGCCGAACCCCGACGACATGACGCCCAACAACTGCATCTTCAGCTACGAGGTGACGCTGGGTTTCATCAAGAACCGCTACCCCGAGGCATACTGGGCGCTGGAGAAGGGCAACGACGACCGCCCGGACTCCAAGTTCGAGGTGCTGGAGTACGTGGACGACGACGAGTTCGTCATGCTGATCGTGGGCAAGGCCCCCGTTGGCCCTGGTGGCGGCACCTATGGCAGCCCCACCCCAGCCCCCGGCGCCCCCTTCGCCCAGGTCCTCCGCCAGGTCAACCGGGCTGGCATGTGCACCGCCGTGGTTCCCAAGAGGACCAGCCTGGACATGCCCATCGGCAAGTTCGACGGCATGACCGGCATGTTCCAGATGCAGGCCCGCCTCATGGCGCTGACCCTGATCGCAGTCCAGCGTTCGGTGTTCACCAAGGAATGGCTCGTGGGCCGTCCGGGTGAGCTGCCCGAAGTGCTGACAGAAGCCGTGCCGGAAGATGGGCGCACGGGCGTGGTGACGGGGGGTGTCCTTCAGCCTCAACAGGTCACCCCCCCCGCCATTGCCATGCAGATGTCCGAAATGCTCGAAGCCAACCAGCGAGCACAGGGCGGCCTGCCCCAGGAAATGAGTGGCCAGTCGCCCACCAACGTCCGCACTGGTAAGCGTGGCGCCGACATCATGAGCGCCCAGGTGGACTTCCCCATCCAGGAGGCCCAGACCCTCCTCGCCCGCTCGAAGGAAGCCGAGAACACCATCGGCATCGCAATCTCGAAGGCGTACTACGGGAACCAGCAGGTCAGCTTCTACATCCGCAAGATGAAGGGCAACCGGGGCAAGGTCAACTACACGCCCAATAAGACCTTCGACTCCGACGTGAACTTCGTGGACTACCCGAACGCCGGGTCGGACGCCAACCAGCTCACGGTGCTGATCGGCCAGCTTCTCTCCCTCAAGACGCTCTCCATCGACAGCGCCCAGAGGATGCACCCGCTGATTGACGACCCGACGCACGAGAAGGAAATGATCATCAGCGAGTCGCTGCAGGATGCCCTTCTCGCCGCCATCGCCCAGCAGGTCCAGGGCGGTCAGCTCTCCGCTGTGGACGTTGCCAACATCTCACTTGCCCTGGAGGAGAACAAGTATGACTCCCTTGCCGCTGCAGTCAACGCCGTGCACCAGCAGGAGCAGGACCGGCAGGCCAATCAGCCTCCTCCTGGTACCCCGCCCGGACCCGCAGGCGCCCCTGGTCTGGCACCCACTCCGGATGGTGGCCCGGGCGGAGCAGCGGTCCCACCCGGGCAGGTCCCCCCAGGAGTCCAGCCCCCCACCCCGTCCATAGAAAACCTGGCCACGCTTCTCGGTTCACTGCACGGAGGAGCGCAGTCACCCGTTCCCGCAGGAGCGCCCGCATGAGCCTTGGTCGGTACACCCCGAAGCACTCCGTTGAGGCCCTCCGCCAGAAGTGGATGGCCGTCAACCCGAACGACCCCCGGTTGAACCAGGTGGGCCGTGTGCTGGTGCACGCCGCCAAAGAGGGCCACGACCGCTTCGCTCAGGTGTGTAAAGAGCTGGAGCCGGAGCAGGCGTAATGGCCCGTGGTGGCCGCCGTGCAGGCAACAAAGGCACGTCTTACCCGAACCGCACTGACCTGCAGGGAGCGCAGCTCCCGGTCTCTGCTCCCACCGGCCTGCCCTATGGAGACAGGGCAAAGCTGATCGCAGCGCAGCGTGCCGTCCCGATGGGGTCCGCACCGCCCGCCGCACCAAGCCCGGCTGGGGGTGGTGGGTCCTCTCCTCCCCCCGCTGCCCCCAGCCCGGGACCAGCCCCCGGCACCCTGCCGTTCACTGGCCCCACCCAGCGCCCCGCCGAGCCGGTCACCGCTGGGCTGCCCCTCGGCCCCGGCCCCGGCCCCGAAGCCCTCACCATGAACCAGGCCAACCCGAACGACCCGCTGATGATGGCCGTCGCCGCCCTGGACCAGTTGGGAGACACGGCCGACGCAGCAACCAAGGGCATCCGTGACGCCGTTCACGCCACGCTCTCCAACCGCTCGGTGCCGTAGTGGCCGGGAACCCTAACGCCACAGGCGTCTTTGCTCCCAACCCGCACCCGGCGATGGGCGCCGACTCCGTTCCGGCCGAGATACCGCAGGACCCGACCCAGCCGAAGCCGACCGACACCCAGCTGGCCCCGAACCACCCGGCCGCCCGGAAGGAACCTGTAGACAACTTCGCCGACCGCTTTGTCGGGCTGAGCAAGGTGCACGGCTGGATGCCACCGCAGACCGCCGCCACCCTGGCTATGACCGGAGGTACGGATCGGGCGCTGGGTGGCATGGCTGCTGTGCTCCGAAAGGCATACGGCTCCGTGGATGGCTCGATCCACTACCTCACCGAGGACCCGCTCCTCCAGAAGGACCCGAGCCTGGGCCTCGCCGTGCGGAGCTACCTGACCAACACCATCGGCCCGTGGCCGCTGCAGGACGGCGACCTCGTTCACGTCCAGAAGCAGCTCGCCGCCAAGGGCTACGGCCAGGGCCTCCCCACGAACGGCGTGTGGAACAATGGGTGGAACGGCGCGTATTCGCAGTACGTTCAGGCGGCCAAGACGGCCGAGCTGGGTGGCAGCCAGGCGGGGTCTACTCCGCTGGGCCGGGCGCTGGGCGTGTTCAACTCCCTGCTTCCCCGGCAGGCTGCCACCGCCGTCGCCGGGTTCGTCGCCTCCGTACCTCACTCCGCTGCCGGTGATCTTCGCAATGTGGCCGGTGGGTTCGCAGGCGGATTCCAGCTGCTCACCCACCCGCAGGAGACCGTCAAGAGTTCCGCCGACATCCACCGAGCCATGGCGGGCTACGCCGCTCCGGCAGAGAATGTGGTGCAGGGAGCCATCGGCCAGCCCAAGAACATCACTCCGGCCACCTCCTACGAGGAGCAGGGGTTCCGGGGGCAGGAGACCGACGCCCTGCAGATTCTCGGTGACGTGCTGGCTACCCACGGCCTCTTCAAGGCCGGTGGGGCTGTGGCCGCTGCCGCTGGAGACAACGCCGCTGAGGGGTTGGACGCCGCCGCCGCCCGGCGTGGTCCCGGGGTCATCGCCAAGACGCTCTACAAGGCGCCGACACAGGCTGAGGGTGGTGCCACCGGGGTGCTGTCCTCGAAGGCTGTCGCCAACACGCCCATCCTGAAGATGACGGGGCCACTGGTCGACAAGATTCTGGGTGAGGAGGGTTCCTACTACCGTGCTCGCACGCTGCTGGCCCGTCCCTACGCCTACGCCCCCGTGCGGACGGCCGGGACCGCCATCGGTCAGCTCGGTGTGGCGGGTGCCAAGATCAGGGGGATCGGAACCGCCCAATCCATCGTGCAGGGCAGCCCTTCGGAACTGTCGCAGTCCATCGACCACATGCAGCGGATCAACCAGCTCGATGACATGCTCCAGGCCAAGCTGGGGTTCACCGTCCTGGGCCACCACATTTCCCCCGGGCTGAACACACTGGCGTGGGTGCTGCACCCGCCGCTCACCGGCCCCGGCACCATCTCCGCCTCGGTTGGGTCCGACGTGACTGGCGCCAACGACGCCATGCAGGAGGCCATGGGGTCGTCCGGTCTCGGCACCGCCATCGTGCGGGGCGTGAACGCAGGCCGCAACTCTCGGTCGATCCGGCAGCTGGCCAGCGGTCAGGGCGAGGCACCGCTGTCCCACGCCGACCTGGTGGAGGCCGCTGGTGGAGACTCCAACTTCATCCGGTTCTGGACCAACAAGGTGTACCAGCACGCCGCCGCTCACTATGCGGAGGTGGAGTGGGCGAAGATGCCGAAGGACGAGCAGGCCACACAGCTCCAGGAGTTTGGCGATCAGTATTCGGTGCTGAACAACCTCGCCACCGAGGCGTACCAGAAGGCGCTCAACGGCGACCACTCCGACCTGCAGCGGTCAGCGGCCGAAATGATTTCGCACGACAAGAGCATCCCTCACTGGGGCGGCAACAACGAGCTGTCCAACCGCATCGCATCCGAGATACAAAAAACGAGCGCCTCTCCCCGTTCGTGGATCAAGGACAATACCGAGAACTTCCACGAGATGTCTCAGATCATGCGTGAGATTGTCGTGCCCCGCCGTGCGGAAATGATCCACGACGAGGTGCCCGGTGGCACCATCGGAGTCGCCCGCAAGGCTGACTACAAGCCGTCCGGTGTGGCTTCCGCCGAGGCCACCGACATGGAGGACCGTTACAACGACGCACTCTCCCGGCTGCAGGCTGGTGGCGAGGGCAGTGACGACGCCGCCAAGGACGTGCAGCGGATCACGTCGGAGATTGCTGGGTATCTGTTCGAGAACTACGGCATTGACGCCGACCACATGCCTGCCAACGTCACGAGCGACAACCCCTCCGACATGACGTTGATCAAGCTGCTGCACCAGAAGGCCGAGAACCAGGCCAGCGAGATTTACCTGCGGGAGCACCCCGTCCGCACGAAGCCCGACGACCTGCCCGTCACCCTCAACCGCAGCGGCCCGACCGACACCGCCTCACTGGACCAGCACACTCCTGGCGCCCTGTACCTGAACACGTCGCCTCGCCAGGCGATGGAGGTCCTGCACGAGAGCCAGCCCGAAGTGCGCCAGTGGGCCAATGACCGCAACCAGCTGCAGTCCAACAAGGGGATCACCTTCGAGCACGACCCGACCGGGCTGACGGGGCAGCGAGACCTCAATGCCCCCGGCGCTCGGTACCAGGAACTCCGGAACCGCTCCAAGTTCCAGGCTGGCCGCACCGACACTGGGCTGAACGGCGTGCGCTCTGTTGAGATTCGTCCGCTCCGGGGCGAGTCGCAGGCGGAGACCGCCGCTCGTCGGCTCCTCACCGGGCAGCTCCAGGACAACGGGTACATCCCCTTCGACCAGGGAGCGGGCATCGTGCGCTGGGTCCGTAACGACCTGACCGGGGGCACCCTGCCCGTGTCGCCACAGCTGCGTGAGGCGTTCGCCCGGCTGGACGAGCTGGGCTACATGCCTGTCATGGGTAAGGGGATTGGGTTCGACTTCTACAACCACCCGGCGCTGGACGTGTTCGACTCCCACCTGTCCGCTGGACGCCGCCTGGTGGAGCGGTTGGGCATGTCGCCGGAGAACATCTCCTCCTCCAATATGGGGCTGGACTTCAACATTCGGCTGCACAACGAGCTGCAGAACCAGATTGAGAAGGGCAAGTCCGAGCCGACTGGCGGCATCCGACAGCTGCCTCCGTACTTCAACGCCCACACGATCATCGCAGAGCTGCGGGACAAGAACCTGATCAAGAGCAACCCGGGCATCGCCTCGTTCATCCAGCGCCACGTGCCGCCGACCTCGGCCTACAAGGCGAGCGAGGACAAGCTGACCGAGCTGTTCTTCCGCAAGGGTGACGCAAGCGGGAACCCCATCACCGAGCCTGCCGCTCGCCAGCTGGCTGCTCAGGAACTCTCGAACGAGGTGGAGAACTCGCTGGGCCTCATGCACGTCACCGAGAAGGACCTGAAGAGCGTGCTGGGCCGTAGGGCCAACGAGGACGTGCCGAAGGAAACGCAGCTGGCTCGGGAGCTGGAGTACCGGCACTACAACCCCGACCAGGTGAGCGGCGGCCTGCAGCCCCTCAGCCGCATCTATAAAGAGCGGCCGCTGATGACCGACGACGACATTCACGAGGTGTACCGGGCCATCCAGAAAGCCAAGGCCGATATGCCCACCAGGCTCCTCGGCTTGCAGAAGGTGGAGAACCTGGCCGCTCAGAAGTTGAGCTACATGGGGCGCCCCGTGCCCGGGTCCGCTGGCCGCATGTTGGAGAACCTGCCCACCCGCCTGGCCACGCTCCGTAACAAGTTCCGGTTCCAGCTGTCCCCGGAGTTCTCTGTGCGGCGTGTTGTCAAGGCGATGGTCAAGGTCAGCGCCGATGGCGTGCCGCCCACGTTCTTCCCGAAGATCGCCATGGACAAGATGGGTGTCTACAAAGAGGCGCACCGCATTCTGGACAAGGCCATGCCGGAGCTGAAGAACGACAGCTACGACGAGGGCACCCAGGCGCTCTACGCCGTGGACCCCTGGGGGATGTTCAACCACCGGGACCACGAGGCATATGCCGCCTACCACTGGAAGCAGGCGGGCCTCACCAACACCGAAATCAAGGCCAACCTGGTCAAGGACTTCGGGTACGGTTCCGCCGCCTACGGCGAGGGCCGCAGTGCCCTGGAGCGGTCGGTCAACTTCGTGTTCTTCCCGTTCTCGTTCGACAAGACGCTGTACCGGAACATGGGCGCCTACATGCTGGATCACACCGCTCAGCGGATGATGCTGACGGCTGGCCTCCAGGCGTACAACGAGTACAACATGGCCGACCCGACCGGCTCGAAGCTGCTCTCCTCGGGCTGGGTGCAGAAGCACATGCCTGTAGCGCAGGAGGCCCTCCGGCTCAATGCCTTCGCCCATGGCGTGGGCCTGGGCCAGTTCGGTGGGATCAACGCCCCGATCCTCAACCTCTTCCTGCCCCAGCAGTACAACGCCGACGCCGGGGGAGTGCAAACGATCAAGGGGTTCGTCCCTGCCGCCCGGGAACTCCAGGACGTGGTGCAGGAAATCACCCAGCAGGCCGCCATCGTGAAGCAGGTGAGCCTGGACCAGCTCCACCCGGCCAAGTCGGGAATCTTCTTCGCCCGCCCCGTGGCCGAGACTCCCGACTCACAGCTGTCCGACGCCTACGCCTACCGCCGTCAGCTCAACGCCGCCGTGGCCAAGTACGTGGAGTACAACGCCCACCACACCTCAAAGTACAAGCTGGGGAACAACCCCGATGAGTACGGCCAGTGGGCCGGGTCCACCATCAATGCCACCCTGATCGACCAGCTGGTGCACCAGAAGTACCCTGCGTTCCAGATCGAGGACCCCTCCGTCTACTACGCCAAGGCAGCCGCCCAGATCACCGATTACTCCCAGCAGATGAAGGAACAGGGCCACGAAAAGGTGGTCGAATGGATCGAGGCGTCCCAGAAGGTAGGCCAGGACATCTACCGTGGGAAGTTCAATAACTCTCAGGCCAGCACCAACACACGGATTCTCCGCACTTATGCCGTAGACTTTGCTGAGACAATCCCCGGCTTCCTGACGTTCTACAATCAGAACTTCAGGTGGCAGTACGGACCCCTGGAAGCAGTGCGCTGATGGTCACTCAGAAAACGAACTACGCCGGACTCTTCGGGCAGCTGAACCTCCAGTCGCCCAATCAGAACGTCACCGCTGTGAACCCGGCCGGTCTGTCGGCCGAGGACTCCCAGCAGGTCACCGGGGTGGGTGCTCTCCTGGGGCTGCCCATCGGGTCCGTCACCGTGGCCCAGGCGATGGGTGCCCTGGACAAGCTGGCCAAGGAAGCCAGCACCAGCACGGCGGCTCGGGCGCAGCTGGCCACGATCCAGAACGACCTCTACGTCGCCGGGTACTACGGCACGAAAAAGCCCAAGCTGGGGACCCTTTCGGGGGGCGACGAGGATGGCAAGGCGTTCCGGGCTGCGGCCATCGACGCCTCCAACTCTGGCCAGAAGATGGGGGACTTCCTCACCACGGCCGCCCAGAACTCCACCAGCACGGGCAGCGTTGGCTCCGCCCCCATCCCACAGATCAGCGAGAAGCAGCAGACCTTCGCCCCCAGCGACATCGAGGGCACTGTCAACGCCACCGCCCAGCGGCTCCTCGGGCGCAATGCCTCACAGGGCGAGCTGCAGGCTGTGGCCGACCAGCTGAACCAGCAGTCGGCTGCCGCCACCCAGGCCGACGCCACCGCCTCCGAGGCTTCAGCGGCGGGTTCCGCAGAAGGCACCAAGGGCAACGCCGACGTGGACAGCTTCCTCGCCGCCATCCGCCAGCACGAGTCGGGTGGTAACTACCAGGCTGAGAATGCCAAGGGTGGGGCCTCGGGCGCCTACCAGTACATCCAGTCCACCTGGACCAGCGAAGCCAAGGCGGCGGGCTACGGCCAGTACGCCAACGCCCCTGCCGGTCAGGCTCCTCCCGCCGTGCAGGATGCCGTGGCCAGGTACAACGCCCTGAACCTCTACAACCAGTACGGCAACTGGCAGAACACCGCCGAGGCGTGGTACTACCCGGCCTGGGCTGGTGACGCCTCGAAGCAGAACAGCGTCCCCTACCCGAGTGCTGGCAACACCGAGACCATCGGCGCCTATGGCCAGCAGATCGTCAACTCCATGAACCAGACCTCCGCCCAGGCTGGCCCGCCCGCCGTGGTCAACATCGCTGGTGGCCAGGTCGGCAAGACCCCCTCGGTGGACCCCTACACCCACAACCCTGCCAACCACGGTGGTCTGGCTGGAGGGTCGGCCATCACCGCAGCCCTGGGACAGCAGGGCACCAACTACGTGTGGGGCGGCGAGTCGCCCGGGTCCGGATTCGACTGCTCGGGTCTCGTGCAGTGGTCCTATCAGCAGGCCGGTATTTCGTTGCCCCGGGTGGCGCAGGACCAGTACAACAAGACCACCAAGGTTGACCCCAAGGCGGCTCAGGCGGGGGACCTCGTGTTCTTCGGCACCGGCCCGAACGGCGTGGACCACGTGGGCATCTACATTGGCAACGACCAGATGATTGTGGCCCCGCACACGGGCACCAAGGTGCAGGTGCAGTCCGGCGTCCTGGAGCGCAAGGACCTGGTGGGCGTGACCTCAGTCACCTCCAACCGGATGACTCCCGCCGACTGG